GAGTTGGTTTTGAAAAACGCCTCCATCGCGGTGACCGGTATCTGGCAGGCCGATGACGACGGGGTTTTGAACCCGGCGACCATTCGATTGGTGCCGGGCAGCATCATCCCCAAGGCGGTCGGCTCGTCGGGGCTTACACCGCTTGAGGCGCCCGGTCGGTTTGATGTCTCTGATCTTGTGCTGTCTGATTTGCGGGACCGTATTCGGCGATGCTTGCTGGCCGATCGTTTGGGCCAAACTGATCAGCCGGGCATGACCGCGACCGAGGTGCTTGAAAGGGCTTCGGAAAATGCACGGCTTTTGGGCGCAACCTATGGCCGCTTACAGGCGGAATTGCTTTATCCGCTGATCCGGCGCGCGCTTTATATCCTTACCCAAACCGGGGAGCTTCCCGATATCCCGCTCGATGGCGATGTTGTCGTTTTGCGTCACGCTGCCCCCTTGGCGCAATTGCCCAAACGCGTGCAGGCAGGACAGGCGCTGGATTGGCTGTCGCGGATTGCGGGGCTTGGCCCCGAAGCGCTGGCCGAGGTCGATTTGCCGGTCATGGTCCGCTGGCTTGCCGATCAGTTTGGTGTGCCCGACCATCTGCTGCGCCCAAGCCTGCCGCCCGAAATCATGGAGGCTGTGTGATGAGCGATAACGGATGGGACTGGTTCGAGGCCGAAAGTAAAAGCCTGTCAGACGGCAGTAAGGATCATTGGCAGGCCTGTTTTGATAGTGACGCCGGAGCAAAGGTTTTGGCCGATCTCGAACGGCATTTCCTGCACAGTGCGCTTGGCCCGGATGCGAGTGACAAGGCGATCTGGATGCGCGAAGGCAAGCGTGCACTGGTGCTTCAGATCAGGCGACTGGCGGATTGTTCCGCTGGGGATCACGAGCAACACGCGCCAAACGCTATTTGAACCCAATTTACGGAGTTTCGCATGACAACCGAACCCGACCTTCTCGCGCCGGAAGCCGAGATTCCTGAAGTCCCGGAAGCAGCAGAAACACCTGAACTACCCGATATCGAAAGCGAAGTGCCAGAAACGGAACTTGATCCCGCAGCTATCGCCGATCTGGTGCCCGAAACACCGGATGCCTACGCCATCAACCTATCTGAGGGCATGGGCGAGATCGATACGGATTTGAACCAGCGCCTGCACGAGGCAGGGTTCAGCAACGCCCAGGCACAGTTGGTCTATGATCTGGCGGGCGAGGTGCTTTCACCCCTTCTGGGCGATCTTGATCAGGCGGCACAGCGTGCAACCGACCGTGCGGCTCTGGTGGCCGAGTTTGGCGGCACGGAAAGCTGGAAGAAACTGGCACCGAAAATCGAAAGCTGGGGCAAGGCCAATCTGCCAGAGACCGCCTTTGAAACCTTGTGCCAAACGGCGGATGGCGTGCGTGCCATGCACCGGATGATGGCGCAAAATAACGAGGCCGCGCTGGGCAAAGTCGAGGGCGGGGGTGGTGCTGAGAACCTTCGATCTGAAATCCGGCGCAAGATGAACGATCCGCGCTATTGGCGGGATCGTGATCCGGCAATTGTGGCCGAGGTACAGGCGGATTTTGCCCGCCTGTCACAAAACTGAACTGGCTTAGGGTTTTCGCCTAAAACAGCTTGTCAGCCCGATCAATGACCGCGTTGACATAATCGGGGATCGGGGTCAGCGGCAAAAGGAAATAGCCTGCAACCCCAAGCCCGATCAGGCTGAACACCAGCAAAACCGACTTCTTCACGGCAGACACTCTTTTTCTTGTTTGGAACGCACAGATAAGCCCTTCGGGTGCAACAGGTCTGGGCAAATCCGTGACGTGTCCCAACGTGAGACGGCTTTCTTTAATCATCAAACCATGACCGGAAAATGACCGGGTTTTGGGGCAATTGTGGCAGTGACCTTGACAGGCCCGCAATTGAACCCCGGCGGCTGCCTGCAATCACGACAAAACCATATCTGAAACAAGGGGATCGCAATCGATGACAACCACGATTGATCAAAGCTTCATCGACCATTTTCAGGCCGATGTGCATCAGGCCTATCAACGCATGGGATCGAAACTGCGCAACACGGTGCGGGTGAAAAACGCGATCAAGGGCGCGACGACGGTTTTCCAGAAAGTTGGCAAGGGCACGGCCACCACCAAGGCCCGCCATGGCAAGGTGCCGGTGATGAATGTCGATCACGAGGCGGTCCGGTGTGACCTGCGTGATTACTATGCTGGTGATTGGGTTGATGCCCTTGACGAGCTTAAAATCAACCATGATGAAAAAATGGTTCTGGCCAATGCCGGGGCCTATGCGCTGGGCCGCAAGACTGACGAGCTGATCATTAATGCGCTGGTCGGGGCCGAGGATGTCGTGCCCGACAATACCGAGGGCATGACCCTCGATAAGGTCATGATGGCATTCGAAGGCCTTGGTGACCGGGACGTTCCCGATGACGGGCAGCGCTATGCGATTGTCGGGTGGAAACAGTGGTCGGAATTGCTTCTGATCGATGAGTTTTCGCGATCGGATTATATTGGCGATGACGATTTGCCGTGGAAGGGAACCCAGGCCAAACGCTGGCTCGGAACCCTTTGGATGCCCCATTCCGGCCTTCCGGTGGCAAGCGGCATTCGGTCCTGCTTCTGGTATCACCGCACCGCCATTGGTCATGCCATCGGATCGGACGTCCAGTCCGACATCACCTGGCATGGCGATCACGCTGCGCACTTCGTCAACAACTCCATGAGCCAGGGTGCCACGCTGATTGATGGCGATGGCGTGGTGTGCATCCAGACGCAGGAATAACGCCGCAATCCGACCTTTCCCTAACCAAGGAGACCCAAATGGCAGAAGGTTTCAAAGCCAGAAACCTCAGTGTTCTGGCCTACGCCAACGGCTTTACGCTGTGGCACTACATCACCCCGGACGTCGCCGCCGACGTTGATACCACCGATTACTTCCTCGAGGCGCGTGACATGCTGCGCGTCGGCGATTTCATCATCGCCAACACCAACCGCGATGCGACCATGTCCGGCGGCCTTTTCGTCGTTGCAAGCTCCGGTGCAAATGGCGTCGATGTCCGCGACATGACGGCAGTCGGTACGTCAAACACCGACTGATCCTGACTGACCCGATCCAATCCAACCCTTTTCATCCTCCCTCAACCTCGCCCCGGTGACTGATGTTGCCGGGGTTTTCTTTTGACCAGAACAAGGATTGCCCATGTGTAACTGTAACAAGATTACCATCTGCACCGAATTTGACGCCGCCCAGATTGCGGGCCTTCAGGTGCCGATTGCCTCCATCCATGCATTTGCCACCCGGACCTTACCCGACGGCTATCTGATCTGTGATGGTTCGGCGATTTCCCGCACGGAATATGCCGACCTGTTTGCCGCACTCGGCACGGTGTGGGGTGAAGGTGATGGCAGTACGACCTTCAATATTCCTGATCTGCGCGGTGAGTTCCTGCGCGGCTTTGATGCCGGGCGTGGTGTGGATGAAGGGCGCGTGTTTGCATCGGCGCAGCTTGATCAGATGCAACAGATCACAGGTGGTATTGGTGTTGTAAGCCGCTTCAACTCGCCCGAGGGTGTATTTAGCTACTCGCACCAGCCCGGCACCACCGACGCAACTTCCGGCATCAACGACCAGAACAGGCTGTTGTTTGATAGCGCCAATTCCCCGAATGCCCGTGTCGGCACCGAAACCCGCCCGCGCAACGTGGCGGTTACCTACGCGATCAAGGCAGCGCAACCTGCTGCGGCCTGATGCCAGCCCCTGAACCAAATCATACCTTTTCTCTCGCCCCGGCAACAACCGTTGCCGGGGTTTCTTTTACCCAACCAAGGAGACTGCCCATGCAGGGTTCAACCCCAGTGGAATGTGAAGTACTGAACGTTATTCAGGGTGCGGGCATCTGGCCAGACTGCGATGACAAGACCCAGCTTTTGCAGGCCATCGAAACGCTGATTTCTGGCGGTGGATCCGGCGGCGGTGGCGTCATTTCTGGCAGTGAAATCGGTTCGGTTTCAGCTTTCGCCATGCCGACCCCGCCGGCTGGCTGGCTGGTGTGTGATGGTTCAGCCATTTCACGCACCGAATATGCTGATCTGTTCGCCACCATTGGCACGCTTTGGGGACATGGTGATGAGGTGACGACCTTTAACCTGCCGGATCTGCGCGGTGAGTTCGTTCGTGGCTTTGATAATGGGCGAGGTGTGGATGATGGACGCGCGTTTGCTTCGGCTCAGGCTGATGAATTCAGGAGCCATACGCATAACATAAACAGTGACAGAGTCGCTATTCCAACCAACGGCGACCAAGCTCTGGTGTATGGCACGACGCAAACACCTTCTGGGGCGACTGGCGGTGACGAAACCCGCCCGCGCAACGTCGCGATGACCTATGCGATCAAGGCGTTCTATCCGTCGGCGTCGTAGGGCTGGCGGTTGACTTTAATTGGTGGGGTCCGGTTATCCGGGCCCCGTTTTTTGTTTGGGGGACGTGATGGCGTTAAGTGATGTGGCGTTGTGTGCACGCGCATTGGTGATGATCGGGGAGGCGCCGATTTCGTCTTTTGAGGAAGACGTCGCCGAGGCCGAGATCGCCCGGATGCTTTATCCCACCGTGCGGGACGGGATGCTGGCGGGCTATCCGTGGCGGTTTGCCGGGCGGGGGGCGTGGTTGTCGCGTTTGGCGGATGGGGATGCGGCAAGTTCGCCTAAGGATGGCAGCAGTCTTTTTGCCTTGCCGCGCGATTTTATCCGGCTGCTGTCGCTTGAACATGACGGCGGCAAGATTGCGCAGTTCGAGTTGCGTGATCAGGCGATCAAGGTCGCGGGCGAAAGTGCCTATCTTTCCTATGTTGCGCGCTTGCCCGAGGGCAGCTTTCCGGCCTGGTTTGATCTGGCCCTGATGGCGCGGTTGGCAGCCGAATTTTGCCTGCCGCTGACCGAAAGCAGCACACGCGCGGAGTACCTGTTCAAGCGGGCCGAGGACCAGTTGCGCGAAGCGAGGCTTGCCGATGCACAGCAATCGACCCCGCATGCGATTGATGATTTTTCCCTGATTTCTGCAAGGAACTGAGCCCATGGCCCGCCGTGTTCTGGAGAAAAACACCTTTTCGACCGGCGAACTGGCCCCGGAATTGTGGGGGCGATCCGATCTGAGTGCCTATGCCAACGGGGCAGCCCGCTTGCGCAATGTGTTTATCGAACCATCGGGCGGGGTGCGTCGGCGTCCCGGCATTCGATTGATTGATGAATTGCCAGAATCCGCACGGCTGATTCAGTTCGAGTTCAATACCGAGCAGACCTATTTGCTGGTCTTTGGCGAGAAACGGGCGCTGGTCTTTGAAGATGGGGTCGAGACGATCTGGTTTGAAACCACGTTCGGGGTTGAACAGCATGATCTTTTGAACTGGACGCAAAGTGCCGATACGCTTTTGGTGGTGCATCCCGATACCAAGCCGGTACGGATCACGCGCACGGGCGATGGCAGCTGGCAAACAAGCCTGTGGGCCTGGCGCGAAACCAACTTTCGAACCAGCCAACCCTATTACAAATTTGTCGAACCCGCCGCCACACTCACCCAGTCGGGCACCAGCGGCACGGTCACGGTGACGGCCAGTATGGATCTGTTCGTGCCGGGCCACGTCGGGACCTTGTGGCGGATTCAGGGCATTGAGGGAGAGATTAAAAGCGTTGCCAATGCCCGGTCTGCCACCATCACACTGAAACAGGCCCTGCCGAATGCCAATGCCACCGTCGATTTTGTCGAGCAGGCCTTTTCCGATGTGCGCGGCTGGCCGCGCAGTGTGACGTTTCATCAGGACCGCCTGATCATTGGTGGATCGCGCGATCTGCCCAATCGGCTGTGGATGTCAAAATCCGGTGATCTGTTTAATTTCGAACTGGGCGAGGGACTGGATGACGAGGCGATTGAATTTGCCCTGCTGGCCGATCAGGTCAATGCCATCACCGGCATTTTCGCCGGTCGTCATCTACAGGTCTTTACCAGCGGATCGGAATGGATGGTCACGGGCGATCCCCTGACGCCAGCCAATGTGCAGGTCACCCGCCAGACCCGGATCGGCAGCCAGAGTGATCGCACCGTGCCGCTGGTGAATGTCGATGGTGCAACGCTGTTTGCCGGGCGGAGTGGGCGCGAAATTCGTGAATTCCTGTTTACCGATGTCGAGCAGGCCTATGGATCGGCCGATCTGGCCTTGCTGTCCCGTCATCTGATTGATCATCCCATCGATCAGGCCTTTGATCCGGATCGGCGTTTGTTGCATGTGGTGATGCGCAACGGATCGCTTGCGACCCTGACGCTGTATCGCAGTGAGGCGATTACCGCCTGGTCCTCGCAATCGGTTGCGGGATGTCATTTTACCTCTGTCTCCGTCTCGGGCGGGGATGTTTATGTCGTGCTGGAACGCGACGGGCGGTATTTCCTGGGCGTGTTTGATGCGGCATGCGGCTTTGATCTGTATCGCCGCCAAAGGGCGGCCGACGGCGAACCGCCGCGCCGGCATTGGGGCAATCTGGATCCGCTTGACGGGCTTGAGATCAGCGTCCGGGGCGATGGGGTTCTGGCCGATGATATCCCGGTGGCGGGCGGCACGATTACCCTGCCGGGTCGCATCGGTCCGGTATCGGAGATCGAGGTCGGGTTGCCGTTTACGCATGAAATTTATGCCCTGCCGCCCGCCGCATCGGATGGCAGTCGCCCGCATGGCGGCAATGCCGTGCGGCTGGTGTCTGTGACCTTGCGCTTGCAGGAAACCGGGCAGTTGCGGGTGGATACCGGTCGGGGGTGGCGGGATGTCGCACTTCCGGTTTCCGCCAATGACAAAGATGCGCTCTATAGCGGGGAGATCACGCTGCGCGCGCTTGGCTGGCGGCGGGGCAGCGGGGGAACGGTCAAAAGTGGATTATGGCGCATCGCCGGGGCATTGCCCCGGCCTTTTTTATTGCTCGGTGCGGCCAGTGAAATGGGGGTGAATGACTGATGGGTGGATTTACATCAATCGTGCCGATGGCGGCATCGGTACTGCAAACCGGACAACGGATTAGCGCCAATCAAAGCAACGCGCAAAGCCGGATTGATCAGACCGAAGCTGCAAGACAGGCTGACCTGGCCGAAATCGCAGCGCGCGAGCGTGAAGACGCCGCCCAACGTGCGGAAGATTTACGTCGGCGTCAGGCCACAGCCCGCGCCCGGCAAGGGGCATCGGGCCTGATGGCGGGTGGATCGGGATCGGCCAGTGCGGTTCTGGCGGGCTATGAAAAAGCTGCCCGGCAGGATGGTGATCTTGCCGCCGATGCAACGGCGCGCAAGCGTACGCGCATCAATCAACAGGCTGCCTGGCGGGAAAAGTCGCTTTTGCGGTCTTCGCAGGATGACACGGTCGCGCGCCTCAATGCCTGGTTTTCCAAGCGTGACGGCTGGGGCTGAGTTTTAAAAAGGGGGATACGCAATGGGTGCCGTTTTTGCCAATCAGGTCCGTGCCAGCATTGCCTTTGTCGGCGATGGCGCGCGCGACACATTTCCGTTTGATTTTGATGTGTTTGATACGGGGGATGTGCGGGTCAGTCTTGATGGCAGTGAAACCGACACCGGCTTTGACATTGCCTTAACGCCCGCCGATCAGGGCGGGGGCGGCGTGGTGCGGTTTGAAACGCCACCGGCGCATGCCACCACCATCACCATTGCCCGGCATTTGCATTTGCGCCGTCTGAGCAGCTTTGACGCCATGTCGATCCCGCG